TTAATTTATTTAATAAAATCTAATGAAAATTATGATGAAAATGATTATTTAAAAGATATAATTGTTAAAATTTATTCCAAAAATCTCAGTAACGTACTTTCTACCCGTTCGTTGCTTTAAATAAATATCAATTTTATTTATTTCAACTTCATTAACTTGTTTACTAATATTGTTATTTAATAATTCGTTTAAATCCATGATTATTATTATATTAATAAACAGTTTTTTAAGTATATTTAAGAAAAAACTTTATCGTAAAATAAAGTTAAAAATTCTATTTGTTTATTATAAATAAGATTATCTAATCGATTAATTTTTTTATCGAACTCGCTATTTTGGACTTCTTCTAAAATTTTAGATATTCTTTTAACAAGTTTTATTTCATAATTAAATATACTATATTTATTTCTTATAAAATTGTTTATTTCATCTAAACTTTTCATTTTATTATTATGGATATTACTAATTGTGATATTAGATGATTGTTTTGTAATTACTTTATTAAAATTAAGTTCTTTTCTTAAATCATCATCGAGTATATTTAAATGAATTCCTCCATCTTTAATTTTAGAATTTATTAAATTACACATATTTAATATCTCATTTAATTCATTTTCGTTAATTCCTTTAAAATCTAATAACATAAGAACAAAATTATTAGTCATAGTCGTATTACAAAAGTTATTTTTTATTTCTACTTTAGTATAGTACTTACAAAATATAAAAATTATATCATAAACTAATTTATTATTAAAAATTGGTATTGTAATCGATGATGATCCTTTTTTATTTTGTATCATTAATATAAAATAACAGTAATAAAATATCAAACAAGTAATACTTTTTGATTGAATAACATCATTTGAATCTAAGTTTAGTATTATTAAGTCAATCTTATTTTTAAGTAAATTAGACAATGAAACAATATCATTTAAATTATAAAAGTGTAAATAATTTGTTTTTTGGAAATTATTTTTTACTAAGTTTGTAATATTATTATCATTAGTTATTTTTATATTATAAAAGTTATATTTTTTATCTTTTAGAATTTGTTCATTTACTTTATCGTAGTTTTCTGATACAAAATCAAAGTTTAAAATGTTAATATCATTTTTGTTAAAATTTTTTAGTAATGATATTAAATTTTCTGAATAGCATAATAAAGATTTTTTAAAATTGAAATTATTCTTTTGAAATTTCATTATCTTATCTTTAGCTTTATCATTAGATTTTATATAATCTGAATCTTTATCGAAATTCAAAAAGAAAGATGGTAAAATATAGTTAAAATTAATATTTATATTATCATATTTTTTAAATAAAATATTGTCAAGTGAAGATGTTAGATTACTAGTTTTATGTAAAGTTTCTATAGTATCGAATTTTAAATTAAAATTAATTTTTTCATTATGTGTTTCTAACTCTATTTTATTGAAATCATAAAATTTTTTATAAAAATTAGTGTATAAGTCATTAACTTCATTAAAAAGATTTTCTGTAACTATAGGTAAATCTGATTCATCTTTTTCTATTTTTCTTAAAATAAATTGCCAACCAATATTTAATACTTCTATTTCTGGTTTGAAAATGGCTATAAATGAATCTATAGCTAATGCAGGTCTATAATTTTTTTGTATAATTTTTTTCCATTTATAATCATCAAAAATTAATATACCATTTACTTTTAATAAATTCCATGATAATACCGCATCTAATATTACATCATTAGCTTCATGAGAAGCATCAATAAAAATAATATCAAATTGATTAATCATTTTTTTTTCATAAATTAATTTATTTAATGCAGTAAACGACATCATTTCCATAACAATAACTTGATTATCTCTTTTTGTTTTTTTTATGTTATTAAAAAAAGTTTTTTTAATTTTTGAGAAATCTGTATCTATATATTCTGGTGATCCTTCAAATGTATCAATTGCATAAATTTTAGATTCTTTATTAGTCATTAAATTATTTAAAAACCAAGATGTAGCCTCCCCTTCATAAGCACCAATCTCCATAATATTAATTTTTTTACCAACAAAATTATATAAAAATTTATCCCATTGTCCCCATCCAGTATTAAGCATATATATATATATGTTTTAAATTTTTTATAATTTTATTTTTTATTATATGAAATACATTTTTTTAGTTTTATTATTTATAATTTATTTAATTCACTTATATTTTAATAATAAAAATCTAATAATTAAGGATACAGATAATGATTTACATACAGAGGATATTGAAGAATTAGAAGAAATTGATTTATCTAAATTTAATAATTTAGTTTACTTGGATATTAAACATTTAGATAAAGAAAGTAGAATTATAATTCGATTAGAAAAAGATATTGTTCCAAAAACTTGCGAAAATTTTAGAGAATTATGTAAAAATAAAAAATATGTTCAAAGTATCTTTCACAGAGTAATTAAAAACTTTATGATACAAGGAGGTGATTATACAAGATTTGACGGCTCAGGAGGAAAATCAATTTTTGGACATAACTTTAATGATGAAAATTTTATTTTAAAACATGACCGTGGTACTATATCAATGGCAAATAGTGGTCCAAATACAAATGGTAGTCAATTTTTTATTTCAACAAAAAAAAATGATTGGTTAGATGGTACTCATGTAGTTTTTGGAAATGTTGTTGATGGAATGAATTTTATTGATTATATCTCAGAATTACCTACTGACGAGTTCGATAAACCAATTGGTGAAATAATTATTATTGATTCTGGAGTCTTATAAAAAAATTGATTTTTTTATTTCTTATGTTAAAAATATTCTATTAATTAATAATGCAAAATAATAAATCTTCAAATTATAAGATGTATCCAAGTTATCCTACTATTCCTCTAAGTAATAATAGAATAATGTATCTTCCAGAAAGATTTAATAATAATAATAATATTTATGATAATTTAAATTATCCAAGAAATAATATGATTAGTAATAATAATCATACGAATGATATAAGTAGAATGAATAATATATTTATTAATGATAATATAAAAGAAAAATTAATTATAGAAAATGAGAAAATAAGTAGTGATCAAAAAAATAATAATGAATCAGAAAAAAAATTAGAATTATTGAATGAAAAAGAACAAAATTTATTAGATATAAATAATAATGAAGAAAAACTGTCAAAAAAAAATAAAATTTCTAAAAAAAAATATGAAATAATTACCTTAGAAGATGAATGTTCGACTAAAAACTTAATTGAACTAATTAATAGTTTACCTGATATAATTAAAGAATTTAAAGAAATAAAAGAATTAACAAAAATGATAATGGAAAAAAAATATTTGTATCTAAAAGAAAATATAAGAGAAAACATTTTTTATAAAATAATTACTTGTTTTACAGAAATAAATTTAGATGATGAATTAGATGAATATTTATCAAATATTTTTAAATTTATATTAGATGTAAATAAAAATCATAATGTAAAAATTAATTTAGAAGAAATATTTAAAAAGAAAAATACTGAAGATTTATCTAATAAAAGTGAGTTAGAAAGAAATGAAGAATATAATAAAAAAATTGTTAAATATAAAAATATGTATAATTCTCAGAAAAGGTTACATAGCGATTTAGAAAATTCAATTACTATTTCTAGAAAAAGAAAATCACCTGATGTATTGCAAAATAATGATGATGTAATACTAAATTTTAAAAAAAAGAAAAAAGAATTTACTGATAATTTAATAAAACAAAATAAAAAATTATTAAAAGAAAATGAAAATCTTAAAAAAATAGCTGATAATAATAAAGAATTAAAAAAAATACTATCTGAAAATGAAAATCTTAAAAAAGAAATTAATGACTTAAAAAAAGAAAACTTAAAAGAAATTAATGACTTAAAAAAAGAAAACTTAAAATTAATTAAAACATTACAAGAAGACTGGTAACTAAATTATTAATTTAGAAATTTCTATATTTAACTTTATCTTTAAGTGTTTAACTTAAATAAATAATTTTCTTTAAATATATATATGAAACCAATTTTGTTATTTGGAGAGCCGATAGAAATAAAATTCTTTACTGATCTATTAGTAGATCAGGACTCAAAATACTTGACAAATTTTAAGAAATATTTCAATTATTTAAAAAAGAATCATGAGGATTATAAGAATGTATCAATAAAGGATAAAGTTTCTGTGGATAAACCTTTATTAGATTATGTTATTATAATAAACGATTGGCTTGACATTGAGACAAATGGTAAGTATCAAATTTATATGGATGGTTATAACAAGTTATTTTTTGGATACAAGATGAGTAATCCAGTTAATGCGGATAAAATTAATTATTTATGTAAAGAGTGGAAGAAGAATAAAATATTTAGAGAAGATTATTATAGCTGGATTTCTACATTTGACGATACAGGAGAAGGTCCTTTATTATTTGGATTATATTAAAATTGAATAATATTTTTTTTATATATTTAGATATATTATATTAAAAATGGAAGATAATTTATTTAAAAAATATACTTTTCAAAGGTTTATATTAGATAATAAACCAGAGATGGTTATAGAAAAGAATGGTCTTGCATTGAAGTATGCATCAAAAGAATTTAAGAATGATAGGAAGATGGTATTATTAGCGGTAAAAAGTAATGGTAATGCGTTAAAGTATGCATCAGAAGAGTTGCAGAAAGATCCAGAAATAATAAATATTGCAAAAAATAATTTAAATAACAAAATGTTATTTAAGTAAATTATTTAAAATATTATTATATTATATGTCAAATTTTATAAAAATTAATGAAAGAGCATATAAATTTATAAGAGGTAGTGCTATAAATTCAATTTTAGATATTTTTGTTGAATTAATTACAAATTGTGATGATGCTTATGATAAAGGTAAAATAAAGAATAAAATTATAGATATAGAATTAGATTATAATGGTATAATAATAATAACTGATCAAGCGACAGGGTTATATGGTGAGGAAATGGATAAATGTTTTTTACAAGTTGGTAATTTTACCAGTGTAGAAAATAATAGAGGATTTTTTTCAAGAGGAGCTAAAGATATATGTGCCTTAGGTGACATTAAATTTGAATCAATTAAAAATAATAAATATTCAGTTGTAATATTAAATAGTGATGCAAAAGGAGAATTAATAAAAAATAATGAAACTATTACTCAAAATAATCTTGGTATTATAAATAATGGACTAAAAGTAACAGTAAATTTAATTAAAGATTTAAATATTCCTAAACCAAATTATATTTTACAAAATTTTTGTAGACATATCTCTTTAAGAAATATCCTTAACAAAAGTAAATGCTCTATTTCTTTTAAAAATAGTCCTGATTATGAATTTAACTTTAAAATATTTGATTTTAAATATAATTTTCCAATTACTGAAACATTATTATATATATCTTATAATTTACCATCATATCCTAATGCAAAATGTTTTTTTACTTTATCAAAAAGTGATAAACAATTATATGATAATAATATTTTTAAATTTTGTGATTGGGGGATTATAATAACAAGTGGAAAGATAATTCATGATATTACTGTAATAAATGATCAATTTAAATTTAATCCTTATATAAAATCATTATGTGGTATAATTAATTGTAATTATATAAACACATTATTAATAGATTTTGATAAAAATGGGCCATCTAAGTTAAATCCTTTTCCTGTTTTAGATCCCTCTAGGATAAGTGGATTAAATTTAGATCATCCATTTGTAAAAGAATTATTAAAAATACCTCAAGATAGATTAGATTTAGTATTACAAGAATTAGAAATAGATGATGAAAATGAATATATATTTTATAATGATGAATTAATAGATATAATTAATCAATTAAATATAACAGGAGACAAGTTTATTGAATCTAATGATTTAAGTAAATTCGTTGAAAATAAAAATAGTAAATTAATTAGAGGAATTGAATCAGATAGAGGAAAATTTATTGATATTGAAAAAAACTTTTGTAAAGATTTAAATAAATCAACTAGAGTTAATTATGACCTTATTGAAAATAAAAAAAAACCTCAACCATATATTGATCCTATGACAAATTTTTTTAATATAATTGGTACCGGAGATGAAGGAAATAGACCAACTGATGAATTAGATACAGCTAAATTATTTAAAGAATTTGATAATAAAATTAATAGTAATGAGTTAAAAGAACAAAAACAAATTTACACATACAATAAGGTAGATGATCAAAATAATGTATTAGATGAAAAATTTGAATCCCAAAATTATGGTCATTTGAAAAAGGATAATTTATTTGTGATTAGATTCATAAAGACGAGTAAGGATAAGAAGTATGATATTTATCAATCAGGTCAGAGAATAATTTTAAAGATAAACATTAATTTTCCGATATTGTTAAAGTATTTTGGTGAAAATGATTTTAAAAAAGATTTTGAAACAAGTAAGATAGAGGCATCATTATATTTGCATGAAATAATTAGTGAGGCGTTAACTAGAATTCAAATGATGAGTTATATAAACAGAGATTTTATTAAAATAAATTATGATTCTTCATCAACTAATTTTTCAGAATTATTTAGAAATTATGATAATTATAAAAATAATATTGATTTATCGGTAGATAAAGTAATACAAAATGTTATTAAAAATGAAAGAAATAGAATTCAAAAAAAAATAAATAATGAGGAAATTATTGAAATTAAAGATGATAATTATGAGGAATTAAATATTAATTATGATGAGATTGATCATGATAAAATTAATGAATATGAGAAAGAAAATATAAAATTAAAGAAAGAGAATGATAGATTAGTTAAAGATATGAATAGTATGAAAAATGATTTCAATGAATTGAAAGAGTTATTAATGTTAAATGTAGAATCAATAGTTGATCGTAAATTTAAACAAATAGAAAAATTTATTAATTTTAAATTTTTGCATTTCGAGGATGCTTATGATTTTATAAATTTTAATAAAATTCAGTGTTATAATACATCATTAGCATTAAATAAAAATTTAGATTATTATAATATTAAAAAATATGATCCTAATGAAGATATTAATAAAAGTGTTTTATTTTATGGAGTATATCGAAATTATGATGTAGATCTTATAAAAAATCATAAAGGGAATATTTTTATTTATTGGGATGACAACGACGCGAATGTTAATTACGAAAATAGAAGAAATAACTTAATAAATATAAATAAATTAGCAAAAGTAAATATTTGTGGAACTAACATTGTAGAGAAATATCTCCAAATTGTTAATATTAAATATAGAAAGATTAAATTTTAAAAAATAGTAAATTAAATAGGCATGCAACATGTCTTTGAATGAAAGTTAGGTGTTTTTTTTTACGAAATTTCACTGTTTTTCTTTTTATAAAGAAATATAAACTTTTATGTTGCGGCGAATCATATTATTTACAAATATTCAATATAAATTTAGTAGATAAAAGACTAGATTTTATAACTGTATTAGTTACAAATAATGATAAGATATTTTATGATAACAAACATTATTCAAAATATATTGTTGGAATACATAAACCAGAAGTATTTAGAAATGTAGTAAATTATGATATATTTCATAATATTCATAAATTAAAAATAGTAAATAGAATAAAAGTAGTAGGTTTTTTGTAAAAGTAATATTAATGAAATTTATTATGAAAGCAAGGACACATATTATCATTACAATAATACTTATAATGAGAATATATCATTTGTTAAAGTTAAATTAGATAATGGTTAATTTAATTTTAAATCTAGTACAAATTTTGATTATTTTTCAACACCAGTAACATCAAAATTATATAAATTTATTCCATCACTAAAGATAATAATTTCTAGAATAAGATTAAATACAGATGAGTTATGTATTCCGTATATAAATAATTATTATGATGATTATGAGATATATGAAAAAAATGTTATTAGAGAATATTATTAACTTAAATTTTATAAAAAATAGGTATAGAGTAAATGATTATCATAATTTTAATTCTAATGCAAGAAATTTTTTATTAAGAAATAGGATAACAGAAAATGCATTTGAGATCAAAATTAAGAAAAATTATACACAATTTAATAAAATGGTTAATTTGTTTAATATTTTAAATTCTGTAGAAGGTTTATTTAGAGAGATATTAGAAAGGTATAAAAATAGATTTATAGTAGATAGAAATAAATTATTAGATGATATTGAAAATACTGAAAAAAATATAAATAAAAAATTAGAGGATAACTTTAAAGTTTATGGAGGTGATAAATTTAAATTTAATATTTTTGGATTATCAAGAAGTGAGGTGTTAAAAAAAGAGTAATTAATTGAGTTTTTTTTTTATAAATTGTAATTATATATGATATTTACAAATAATAATTATATTGACAAAATGGATTTTGTTGAAATTAATTATAAGAATAGTAAAAAATTATTTTCAAAAAAGTCTAAATATCAAATGATTGATGTATATAAAAATGATTTCTTTGGAAATATTTTAGTTATTGATGATGATTTACAATTAACTGAACATGATGAATCTAATTATCACGAAATGATATCTCATGTGCCATTAAATTATATTCCCAATGCGAAAAGAGTTTTAATAATAGGAGGAGGTGATGGTGGTACATTAAGAGAGGTTTGTAAGCATAGTAATGTGAAAGAGATATATTTAATTGAGATAGATGAGGAGGTAATTAATGTAAGTAAAAAATATTTTCCGAATGTATCAAAATCATTTAATGATGTAAGATTAAAGTTAGTAATAGAAGATGGTTATAAATGGGTAAAGAATAATTTAAAAAGCATGGAGGATTATTTTGATGTGATAATAGTTGATTCAACGGATTACAATACAGCGATAAAGTTATTTAGTAAAAAGTTTTATAGTATGTTGAGAGATATGATGAAAGAGGAAGGTATATTAGTATTTAATTGTATGGGATTAAGTTGGGAGAAGGAGGATATAGATGGTATAATAAAGGATATGGAAAAGAATTATAAGTATGTAAATTTGTATCAGGTATTTATTCCGACGTATGCGAGTGGTCATTATACATTTTGTTTTAATTCGAATAGTATTGATCCGATGAATACGCCAATAGATATAGAGAAGTTTAGGAGAAAAGAAATAGATACAAAGTATTATAATATTGATATTCATAAAGCGAGTTTTCATTTACCGAACGAGTATTTGAATGGTGGTGATAAAAAGGAGAGATTAGGGAGTAATTTATTAATAGATGTGAGGGGTGTAAATTTTAATATTTTAAATGATTTAGATTATTTAACAAATATAATGTTAGATATATCTAAGTTATATAATTTTAATATAGTATCTGATTCGTATAGTAAATTTAAGCCTTATGGTGTTACAATAAATTTTTTATTATCGGAGAGTCATTTTACTTTACATACGTGGCCGGAGAAGGGTAAGATTTGTTTAGATATATTTAGTTGTGGAAAGTTTAAGTGGAATTTCAAAAATAATAATAATAAGATTAATATTTTGGATGTATTAAGTAATAATTTAAAAGTTAGTAAAGATAACATTAATGTTAATTGGCAGGAGAGAGAGATTTAAAAATATTATAATTTTATAGTATTTTTAAATTAAAATAGGTATATATATATGGATTGTTTAAATATTTATTCTTTGGATGGGTGTTATTATTCTCAAAGTTTAGAAGAGTTATTAAATAGTAATAAAATAAAGTATAATTTAAATAGAGTAAATTTAGAAAATAAAAGTAAGATTAAAGAAAAAAATAAGATGAGTACATTTCCGCAAGTATTTTTAAATTCAAAAAATGTAGATTATAAAGTGGGTGGTTTTGATGATGTAAATTATATTTTAGATGAAATTAAGACAAAAAATAATTTAGATTTAATTATAAAGAATGTAAATTTCAAAACTAATTTAGATAAAAAAAGATCAATAAGATTAATTAATTTATTAATATAAGTTATATGAAAATGTTATTATGTAGTAGTAGTACATTTAAGGAAGAGTTAATAAAAAAATGGTTTATGAGTAATTTAGAGGTAGAGTTAGAGATAGAAAATGTAGATATTATAAATGATTTGTTACCTCGTCAGGTGATAGGTGAGGATATAAAATTAATATGTTTAAAAAAAATAAATGATGTGAAGGACAAATATAGTAATGATGGAATAAGTTATATATTATCGGTAGAAAGTTTTATAGAAATAATGGAGGATAAGATCGAGTATAAATTATGTATGTGTGTATATAAATATAAGAGTAATGAATATGTAACAGAGATAAGTGATGGAGTTGATTTAGACATAAAAGTATTAGATAAATTTTCTAAATTTTTATTAATAATTAAAGATTTAAAAAATAGTTATTTAAATACGATGGAAAAGTATATATTTAATGGGTGTGAGGAGAAGTTAGTAGAAATAATAATTAAGTATTATCCTAATTTACAAAAAAATAATTGTATAAGAAATTTTAATAATAAATATAATAATATAAATCAGATAGAGTTTTTATTAGATAGGGTATTTATGTAGTTAGAAATATTATCAACTAAATCTAAATATTTGGAGTATTCGTAAGATGTGTTAATCCAAGTATCGATATTTAATTCTGATTTAATTAAAATTTGATCACGAATAAAGATAATTTCTTTAGAAAAGTTTCTTATAATATTTTTAAATGAAATATTATTCATAGTAAATTTTTGTATTAATTTGTTTGCTAATTTTGTATTTTTAATTTCTTTGTATTTAATTCTATTGAAAGTATACCAAATACACCAGACAGCACAAAAACCACCAGGATCACCAATTTGTTTATTTTTAGAATGTTCTAATAATTCTAGTGTTTGAAAACCAATTTTTGGTAAAATATTTTTTATATTAACATAATTTAATTTTGAAAATATATAAGAAAAATGATTTTTTAGTAAATTATCTAATCTATTAGGGAAATAATTGAAATTTCTAGGATATGTATTACCATGAGGTTCAAATCTTTCCATTGAATTATTTTGTTTATCGTATATTAAAATATTTGCATGTGCTTTATCATGCAATTCAATTCCAATTGGGATTATATAAAAATTTTTATTTTTATCTGATTTAAATTTATCAATTTGTTCTTCTAAATTATTAGGATAAAATATCTTCTGACCATCCCAAATGATTTCAAAATTTAAAAAATCGTTATTTAATTTAATATTTTTAAAATCTAAATAATGATTTTTAATTTCATCATTGATATAAAAATTTTTGCTAATTGAAGTAGATATATTATACTCCTTTAACAAATAAATTAATCCAAATAAAATATCTATTCTTGAACCCGTGTAATATAAATTTAATTTTTCTAATTTTTTAAATTCTTCAATTTCTAAACAATATGTTCTTAATTTAGTAGGATATTGTATTTTTTTTTGAATAATTAAATTTTTTAATATATCAAAACATATATCTCTATCACTTTTTTTTAGAGTAGTATCATTGATATAATCTTTAAGATCATCTTTTTTTATATAACTTATTTTTTTTTTACATATGTTATAAAAGTTATCGGTATAATTTTTATCTTTTTTTCTAATTTGGTTTAAATATGAATGGGTAATTAAATTATAAAATTTATCTTTTAGGTCATCTTGAATAAAGTAGAGAGCGTTTTCTTTATTTAAATTATAAATATTATAATTAATTTTTTTATTAATTAGTGTATCATAAAATTTAATCCATAGATTATTTTGACAAAGCATTAAAAAAATAGTAGATCCGGTATTATCTTGTAAATTAATATTTGTATTTTGTATAAAATAGTTAATATCAAATATATCTAATAATTTTTTATTAATTAATAATTTATCTAATAATAAATGTAGAGGAGTTTTTCCGAACATATTAGTATTATCTAAATTTAATAAATTATTATTATTTTTTAAAAAATCAATAATAGTATTAATATAGTTATATTTATTGTAAATAATTACATAATGCATAATATTATTTCCTAAATTGTCTTGCAAATTTAAATCAGATTTATCAAGTAAAAAATTAAATATTTCAATATCATCTAATATAATAGTATACATTATTGGTGTTATTTCATTTTTAAAATCTTGATTATTAATATTAATATTTTTTTTGTATAATATTTTTAAAAATTCAAAATTTTTGTAATTAACTGTAAATCTAAATTGATTTTCTCCATATATATTCAAATTTTCATAATCAGAAGTATTTTCTAATATAAAATTAAAAATTTCTAATGAATTACTTTTAATACCTAAATGTAATAAAGTATTATTTTCAGAGTCAAATTTATTAAATGATTTACCATATTTTTTAAATAATTTTAATATTTTTAAATTTTTAAAAAAAATAGCATAGTGAATAGCATAATATCCATTATTGTCTCTAATATCTGTATTTGATATACCTACTATCATAGATTCATGTTTTAATAATAAATTTATTATTTCATAATAATCATATTTTAAAGGTATATATAAAATACTTCTATTATCTGAATCTACTAAATCAATTTTACATTTTCTTTCTAAAAATATTTCTAATATATCATATTTATTATTTAGAATTATAAAATTAATTAAATAATTATTATTATCATCTCTAATATTTAAATCTAGTTCTTTATTTTCGATAATAATTTTTTTAAAATCATCCCATAAATTTTGTTTTGCTAAATTAAATAATTTTACATAAATGGATTTATCCATATATATAACTAATTATATTTTTTAAGACCTATAAATAAATTATTTATTAAATTAAATATCGAATAATCAGGAAATGATAAACCTAAAATTGATATTATCATTAAATTAAATAATAAAATTCTACTTATTTTTAAACTAAATGGAAATAATGATGTATTATTTTTAATCTTACTAAATTTATTAATTAAAAAATTACTATCATTCATAATATCAAACATTATTAAAGTTATCATTGATAACATTATATGATACAATATTATCTTCTTGGGAAATAAAAATCCTGTTAATAAAAATATCATTAAAAATAAATTTATTATATGTAATACATTCAATCCAATATTATTAAATAATACTTCACTACAAAATTTTTTAATGTGATAATAATATATATCATCTAAATTTGGATCAATATTTAAATTATCTAATAATTTATTATCTATTAAATATTTAGAAAATTTATGATCATATAATATTTGATTATTTATAATTTCGTCTAAATTTATATCTTCATTATTATTTTCTGTATTAAGTTCATTTATCGAAGATGACATAGGTATTATATTAGTCATATATATATATTTATATAATATTTATAAAAAAATTAAATTATTATCTAATAAATTATTTTGATTAATTGATTCTTCATAATCATCAGTTATTATATCATTATTATTTATATTTTGTTTATCTAATATTGAGCTTAAAAATATAAATGATTCATTAAGAATTTTAATTCTTTCATAATGGTATTTTCTGATTAGTAATTTAGATTGATTATAATCGAACCATCCAATATCGCCTATTTCAACTTGTTGATTAATATTATCATAATTCATTTTAACATCAATATTTGGTTTACAAATTGCGAAATAATAGATATGCTTGTATAAAATTTTATTTGTTCCATAAAATATTTCTTGAATAGGTGGTAAATTAATCAATAAATTGTAATCGTTTTTAGTTAAAGAAGTTTCTTCTTCAAATTCTCTACAAGCACAATTAATATTTTTTTCAAGATAGATTCTTCTTCCTTTAGGAAAACCCCATTCAGGTGTATTGTAACTAAATTTAATAGATTTAATCAAATTTGATAAATTATTATTTTTCAATATATCAAATTTTAATTTTGATTCTTCAAATTCATTTTTAATATATTTATTTTCAAGATTACTATTTATCCATAAATCATTCCATAAATAATCAAATGAATTATTTATTAAATCATTTATTTCAGATGGAATCATTTGTTCAAATAAAGAAATGTAAGACATAGTATTTTTAATATCATATCTTCCCCGAATAAATTCTATATATCCTAATGTTTTTCTTCTTCTAATCATTAAAAATTTAAATTTATCAATAAATTTATTAATTTTTAAAAGAATATTATTATTCATAGTATTACTTTTTACTAAATTAAAGTATTTTTTAGAATTAAAGTATTCAATTAATAATTCATAATCACTAACTAAATTTGGTTTAATAGCAATAATACCTAAACTTGTAATTGGTTCATTACATTTTGAATATTTATGACCAAATTTACCACAATTACAACAAAATATTTTTTTTTTATAAAGTTTTATTTCATTCATTATTATGAATAACATTTTAATCCTTAAATATTATAAATCCATGTAATTATCATTTTTATAATTTTTATTATCATCTTCATTATCACTATTTTCTTCAATTTCATTTTTAATTTCTTCTATTTTCTCACTATCAAATTTTTCATTAAAATATTCTTTAATTTCATCTTCATTGGGAATATCATCTAAATGAGAAGTAATAATAATTTTTTGTTCTTTTGATTCAAATTTAATTCCTTTAACGATAATAGTAACATAATCATTAGGATTTAATTTTTTATTAGTAGATTTATATAAAATTTCGTTTAAATTATTAATGTTAAATTTGTTAGAAATATCTTCTGATTTAACTAATGTAACAGATATAATAGGTCCATTAATACTTTTAATAAATAATTTGTTAATAAATTCAATTTTACAAATAATTTTTTGATTTAGTATAGGTTTACATAATCTACATGAGAAAGAAACATTGTAAATAACAGATGCATCAAAATTTTCAGGAATAACTTCACCATCATTAAAATCTAATATTTTATAAATTTTCGTAATATATCCATATTCGTTATTTTTTTTTTCTTTATTTTTTTTCAAATTATTTTTTAAATTTAGGTATAAATCATTATTAAGTTGATGAGGTTTTATACAGACTTTTGAATATAGAATTGTATCTTTATATGGGGTAGATAAATCAGTCATTTTATATATATATTTATTTATATTTAAATATATTTTTATTCATTTTTTTTTTATTAAATTTAATATGAATAGGTATTTTACAATTATTTTAGTATTAGTATTAATTTATAGATTATATATTGTGGAGAATTTTGAAGAATTATATTTATCAAATTATGCCAAATTAAAAATTGATAATGAAATTAGAATAATTATTGATAATATTAAAATAATTTTTGAAAATAATAGTTATTTTTCTTCAAAATTTAAATGTGATCAATTTTTGTTACTTTTAGATAGTTTAATTGAAGATTATAATTCTATAAATTTAAAAGATTGTACATTAAAAAATATAAAAAGTTATATCGAAGAATCGGAATTAGATATAATAAAAAGTAATTTAAAATTATATTTAATTAATGAAATTGATTTTATATCAACTAATTATAATAATTTAATTAAAATAGAAATTGATAAATTTACTGATATTATCTTTTTTGATTATATTTTTAACTGTTCTTAATTATTGGTTTTATTTTTTTACCTACATAATTTTTTTTTTCTAAAGTATTGTTACTAACTGATTTACTTACTACTTTAAAC